TGTGCTTGTAATTCTGCAAGCTGACTTTCAAGATCAGCACCCGCAGATCCCAACGCTCCTTGACAGGCACTTGAGCGTTGGCCATTACCCATCGCAGTAAATCTTTCCGCAAGAGAAGGTACGGTCTGGGAATTAAATTGTTGACGTGCCTGATTAGCTATCGGCTCAAATCCAGCATTGGGATTTTGGAGGCCAGATAAAGCCATTTGTAAGGCTTGATTTTGAGCTTGTTGTTGCTGAGGAGTAAAACGTTGTACTTGTTGAAATTTAGGTTTCTTTGCAAAAAGACTAGATAGACCTCCAGCCAAAGCACTGCCGCCTATTAATCCTAGAGATACCGGGTCAAAAGCCATGACTACTCCTTAAAACTTTATATATTCCAAAATAACATAGGTTGTTGTAAAGCTAGCATAATTTGCTGCTGTAATAATAATAGCATTAGTTGCATCAACTTTTAGTTCTATATTATTTATTAACGTTGCTGAAGCATAAGGTAATGGAATATATACCTTATTAGTTGTATCGCTGGCGCAACCATAGATACGTGTGAATGTGTAAGTAGAATTAATGGTTAGTCCATGCGCTACCGTTTTAGTTGCGGCATTAGGCAGTGCACCAAAGTTAACAACTTTACGATAAACTTGCCGGGTTGTGGCATTGGTAGAAGATGCAGAATTAAGCGCCGGATTAGGAAACCATTGCTGCCCATTAACAAACTCATTGGCATTATCATAAAACGCTGAATCTTTTACGTTTACCGATAATGCCATATTGTTCAAGTTCTGATACAAACGTACTAAGAGCTCTTGTAACTGCGGATCTATCTTTTTAATATTATAGATATCATTAACATCCCAGACGTTACTGGTAGGTATAAAGGCGCCGTAGTTAGTATTTGCCATCTTATTCCAATCTCGAGGTAGTAGGAGTGGTATAAAGCGTCATGGCATGTAGCTCAAAATCCTCAAGAGATATACTCGAATCTAGCATTTCTGCATCATTCAGCGTGATATTAATTTGGATACCATTACCTTCTGCTTGAAAGTAAACCGGATGCCACAAACGTTCCTGGTAAACTTCTTGATTGTTCAGAGGATAAGGTGCCGTAGAAAGAACATTAGTTCCCAATAAAGCCCCTGTAGCTGCTCCAAAAGCTGTCATAGATAATTCAGTAGATGAAGGCATAAAATCAACAAAAACCTCAGCTGCTCCACCTTCATTATCTACCAAAAAGTCTATCTTGGATAAATAGAAGTTCCTATCTTTATCAACGTAAGGGTTCCACTGTTTACTTAATATATTTATACGTGAAACACGGGCTGCTGTTGCCCCACCGGTGTACACTCCAAGAGCAGGAATACTAATGGTAATACTGTTAGTTGTTACTAAACCCGTAACTTGAACAATAATTCCATTAAGATTAGTACTACCCTGACCATTTTCAATCAAGAGGAAATCATTAACATTCAAACTATGATTAATAATAGTTAGAGTTGAACCAACCATATTAGTTATTTGCATAACGGGTGCATTACGGGACTCTTCAGAGTCTATAATGAAAACAAATCCCTGCTGATTACCGGCTATAACTTGACGATATTCTGCTTGGATAGTCCCACTATTCCACGCAAAGTTAGCAATCATCCAAGTTTCCAAAGAATTGGCCCATGTTTTACCGCCCTGTTGTTCAAAATATCCCCAAGCTGTAATACAATCGTCATTAAATGCCCAAGAACCATTCTTATAATTATAAATAAATACTTTAGTTGGATAGGTAGACGAATTAGAAGGCGCATTAGAAACAGGAAATGTCCAATAGACCATTTCTGTAAAATAATCACGCACTCCCGCTACTCTATCAATTCCATCATTAGTACTTCTTATCTGAAACACTTGATCGGGTATCTTGGAATCTATACGTTCTACGTTGGCACCATTACAAGCATGTACACCCGTTGTACCTATCGTTAATACTACTTTATCAAAAGGAACTGATGATAATTTGGCTTCTGAACCCAATTCAGTATTAATCTTTTGCCATACAAAAGGTAACACCTGATTCTGGGTGTATACAAGTTCCCATGTGGACCGTTCAAAATAAACAATCAAACGATCTTTAATGAATTCAGCAGATATGATTTGTTCATCTGTAGGTGCATCTATAAAACCAGCTCCATCAGCCGTAAATATAGGGCCTCCCACAGCAGGTTGATAGGTAAGATTGGGTTCCAGCCATGCATTAGCAGCAAAAGGACTACCGTTATGAGAATAACGACAACGTTGCGCAAATGACATATTGGTAGAAGTAAGATATCGCGCCGGAGTATTGCCCGTGGTTGTGTTGTTGTTGTATTGATCAGCACCATTTGCATTATTTTCAATCGTATTAAGCATTACTAAGCGGTCTTTAAAGGGCAAAATAATCTTAGCCTGTTGTATATAGTTGGTAATGATAGTTCCGTTAGTTCCTGTCCTAGTAACTGTCAGGGGCTGAGCATTAGTTGGATTTGCTACAAGATTTGATAAATAAGAATAGGGTGACCAGGTGGTACCATCAAAGGTCCATATAGGATCATCTGTAACAATACCGCTGCCATTTGGATTATTAACAAAATCATTTGTAACAAAAAGAGATTGTAAATTTGCAGTGATTCCCTGCCAATTAGATGCCCAAAAGAAATCAGAATTAGTTCCATGAAAAGTAGGAACATTAGAAGGAGTAGACGTTGTTGTAAAAGATCTCTGCCAAAATCCTCCTGCAAAAACATAAGCAAAATTTGTATCAAATCCATAAGATGGCTGATTATTTATCGCACCAACTTCATAATTTGTAAGGCCCATTACCGGAAGAGCTGGATACCACCAAATGGGAGTAGCACCCGGAAAGGCACTATTAATAGTCAATACAAATGCCCCAGTAGCTGTATTAAACGTCATGGTAGATGCGCCCGTATGTAAGGTAGCACCATTAGCTACTACAACCGTAAAGATTTCATCTAGAACAGAGAATTGTTGACCTATAGCACCCACGGCCCCCGGCACGGGACTAGCTGGAGCTCCTACGGTACCAACTTGCACTCTAAACCTAGAAAAGAGGGGAGCAGTTGCAGGACTAGACCATCCCGATCCCATAAGCTCAGAACCAAAACGTTTTCTGACGCGTCCTCGAAATATATAGGCATTATCTAGCTGCGCGAACGCATCATCCGGTATTATCCACGGTTTCTGGTCAGTCTCAAGCCCCGTATTAATAGGAGCAATCATAAACCTATCAAATGCCATATTAGTTTCCTATAGCCCAAAAGGTTACTGCTGCATTAGCATTAACATTAGCCGTGCGTTGGGTACTATAAACCGTATAGGTAGCTGCATTAAAAGCAACCAACTGAACGGCTCTGTTTTGATCAGCATTGCTAAATAATAATCCTACTACTACTTGTAAACAGGCCGTTGGGAATGCTCGTGGAAAGTTATACATCTGAGGTCCACCGGCCGTTGCTTGAGTTCCCCATTGCATTAAAAGACCAGAGGGTAGAAAAGTCCAACCATTGGCAATTTGGCTAGATTCTGTCATATCGATAATGGGTCCGCTATTATTCCTTCTAAAGAATAATTCAGGAGCACCACTTGTTAATCCCAATTTACTATAGAGACCAACTTGAGTGGCTGTAGTAGCCGGATCGGCTGTAACATCTAAGATTAGAGGAAGTTTCACTTCTCCCGTATTAGGATCCAACATAGCTCCAATAGCTATAAAGTTATTCTTAATATCCGCTTGTGATTGTGAAAGTAAATCCGTTGGGTTTGGGATTAATGGGTTATATGCCATGGTTTCTCCTTAATTAAAAGCCGCCCCAGCCATTATTTCCCCAGCCCATTCCATCGGGTCCAAGGTTGATTTGATCACTGAAGATAGTTGCAACACGTTCATTGGTATTCTGAACAATTGTCTTGCGAAGCACTAAGGCTTCTTGTTTCTTATATTCAGGCATAATGAGTTGAACACTATCTAAATCCATTCTGTCTTCAAAGACTTTTTTAGATGCGCCATACGCAATATACTGCCACCATTGAGATATTTCGGGGGTATTACCTGCAAGTAATAAATCAGGACGCTTATATACTTCAACATCGATACGATATGGTTGGTCAGGTACGGGACGAAGAATAAACGTGTCCTGAAAGAATAGTAATGACTGTGGTCGAGACGGTGAATAGGGAACCGTCTGACTATTAATCACTACACCAGCTGCGGGGGGTGTGGGAAAAGTAACCGTAAAAGCACCCGTTATATAATTTATGTTGTTATTAGGATCAAATGCTGGAACCGGTACAGGATTAGGAAAAGGGACGACTAGATTGCCTTGGGTATTATTCAAGGGCAAATCCACCATCGAAATTCCATTACCATTGATATCTATAGAATCAAATAAGACATTATTCTGCAAAAGAAATATCTGCTGATTTACGATTGCAGGTAAAAAGGTTCCTTGGGTATTAACTACTCCTGTAAAGGTAGTAGTAACGCCATCTCCGGTCTGAGCAATGCTTTGAATACTGTTAATCTTGGGCCAAATACTAAAGAACTGCTGGCGGGATTGAGAAAAGGTCATTAAAAAACCAGCACAATATGCAGGAGGATTAACTGATATATATATATTATTAAAATTATAGAGTGGATCATTAGGATTAGTAGTATTTGTAGAATAAGTATCTATTCCAGGTTGTGTATAGAAAGTTAAAGTTTCATGCAGATCAAATAGTCTTAGATGCTCGGGAAAGTCATAAAGAACAAAGTTATTAATATAATTATCTATATCTGCGTCTGTTAATTGTGTTGGCGACAAAGATCGTGTTAGCCGACGCACTTTAACACGGATCTGAGCCAGCGAGGATAAATTAATATCAGGTGCAGGCGTTGGCATAACATCTCCTTAATGTGGCAGTGTATTTTGAACTGCTGCTAATAGCGTATTACTATCTTCTCCTATAGGTACTACCATAGCACAAATATTGGTATGAGGGTTAGGGGCAATTGGAATTGCAAAGGGATAAAACTGAGTTGAATCTATATCAATACTAAAAGAGGTTGGACTTAATATTAGTATAGAACCCGTCAATCCGTTAATTTGAGGCATTCCACAGGCTATGGGTACATCCAGTCGTACCTTGGTTCCGTTTACATAAAGATGATTAAAGGTAGTTGTTACTATGGCCGGATTCGATTGTGTAATACCCGCTAGCAGGCGCATAGCGGGCTGGAACATAGGATTTAAATAAGCAAAGCATCGTGGCATTTTATCACCTGGATGGTTGCATGTTTTCTACGGTAAATAATTGTGGCGTTGGTTCTTCCAGATCCGTAAACTCCAGACTCTGAAATCCGGCACGATGTACCTTTTGACCAATCTTCATAATCTTTTTACCGTTTTCATCTACAGAATGTTCATGAACGGGATACCATAGATTATTGTTCAAATGACGCGCTACACAACGAGGAATAGAGTAGATTTGCTCATCAAAAAAGTCCCAACGTTCAACCGGATCTTCTTTATAAAATTTGGTGCTAAATCCAAGCCAACCGCCGGGATTTTCATAATTTTTAAAAATACCACGAACCAGTTCACGATCTCTATCGCGTTGATATCGTAGATTAGGAGGAGTTGCTTTTTCTGTAGTAGTTGAAGAAGACTTTTTTGTCTCTGTAATATTCATTGCCATATCATTTCCTTTTGCCCTTCGTAGCCACCGGGGCGTTGTAGAGTCATTAAGATTTACTTGAATAAGGGGAATGGATTGGTCCCCTTATTCAAGACGGCTTACACTAGAGTGCAAGACTATTGATTAACGGTACTGAACGATTTACCAGCTCTCCAGAAAATTACGTCAGCGTTAGCACCAGCTGGGCTGAGTGCACCACCACCGAGAATAATTCCGATA